GTGTATACGTGTCCATACCAGGCGTGGTACGCCAATTATATGCACGAAGGACCATGAGTTATATTGGGGCGTAAAGAGTGCAAGCAAGGAGATGGCGTGCAATGCTAGTCGCGTGGCTCAGGCTCCTAAGGGGTGGTGGCCGGAGGTCACGAAGGATCGTGATGACGCCTGGTACGTGTGGTCGGCCCTGGCTGTTGCGGAGGGGTCTATATCCAAGAGGAAGATCACCAGTGGCGACGTGGCATCCATGGAGAAGGCTATAGCGATGCTTCCGAGCGTGGCGTCTGCTAGGAGGTATGACTTCGATCCTCGTCATAGCCATGTGCCTGACTGGTTCCTATCATGGGATGAGTTCTGGGATGAGATGCCGGTTGCCCTATCAAATGAGAAGCAGATACCGCAATGGGTATTTACATCATCAAGGGAGAAGGCTCGTCTATTCATGAGGTGGCTATATCAGGGCGACGGATGGGCAAGCGGTCATGTGATAGGGTATGCGACGACATCCTACAAGCTATGCAAGCAGATTATCACGCTATTGCACAGGCTTGGGATAAGGTCCTCATATTCGAGTAGGCCAGCAGATGGGGCCTGGCGTGAGCAGCATTGGGTAGTTATATCCAAGTCTGAGGACGTGGCTCGTTTCATTCGTGAGATCGGGATTGAGGGTAAGGATTCCGCCATTGCGAAGGTATTGGCTATATCTGAAATCCGGTTGCTGTCATTGGCAAGCAGGGGTAAGGCATTTCTCAAGAATGGCCTTGGGTCAATATGGAGGTCCAGGAACATATCTCAGAAGGATAGGATTTCGCGTATTACAAAGAAAGTGGATGTTGGTGAGCATGACGTATATGACATCACGGTTGAGGGTGAGCACAGGTTTCTGGCTGGTACAGCACTTGTGTCGAACTGTGATGAGGAGGTTCCGCAGAAGTTGTTTGAGACGTTGCAGTACCGTATCGTGGACGTGCGTGGGAAGATCCTGTTGACCTTTACGACGCTTGCTGGGTGGACGCCGTTGGTGGCGGACCTGATGAGCAAGGTCAGGGATGTGAAGTTGAGGTACAGTGACCTGGTGAAGCGGAAGATTCCTGTGGTACAGGACTGTTTGACGCGGGCGGCGTGTCGGATCTACTATTGGTGGACGACGGACAACCCCTTTGTGCCTCGGGAGGACTTTGTGAAGAGCTTGGCTGGTCGGCCTGAGAGCGAGGTATTGGCTCGGGCGCATGGGATACCTACTCGGAGTGGGGTGAGCCCCTTCCCGACGTTTGACGAGCGAGTGCATGTGGTTCCGTCTGACGCTATGCCTTGGCTACGGAAGGTCGTGCGGGCGGATGGCAAGGTGATGCCGCCGGAGGTGTTTACGCGGTACATGGCGATTGACCCGGCTGGGAGCAAGAGTTGGTTTATGCTGTGGGTGGCGGTGGATGCGCAGAAGCGGGTATGGGTCTATCGGGAGTGGCCTAGCGGGGTATGGGGTGAGGCGGGGGATGACGACAATGGGAAGGGTGGTCCGGCGATGCGGCCCAATGGGTTTGGGATAGGGGATTACGTGAGGACGATCAAGGCGTTGGAGGATGGGGAGGTGATCTTTGACCGGCTGATTGATCCTCGGATGGGGCAGGCGGAGATGCCGAGTGCGGAGGGGACAACAAACATCATCACACTCTTGCATGAGGCTGGGCTGCAGGTGGTGCCAGCACCGGGGCTGCACATTGACCATGGGCTGACGTTGATTAACGAGGCATTGAGCTGGAACAGGGATGAGCCGATGGGGCCTACGAATACGCCGCACCTGTTTATCAGTGAGGATTGCCCGAATCTGATAGAGGCGATGAAGAACCTACCGGCGAATGCGAGCAAGACGTGTGTGTGGAAGGACCCGGTGGACGTGTTGCGGTACATCCTGGAGGGTGGGGCGGACCATGTGACGCAGGAGGATTTGTCAGAAAAACACGGTACTTTTTCCTACTAGAATCCCAATGTTTAGTAGCAAGTAAACTTATGGAAACCAATAAAAGCCAGTGGAGTAGCGAGATTCCCGACAGCATGAAGTTCCTCAATGGGGTCAAGTTGTTGGTTGCAACGCCGGTCCATGACCATCGGGTGCATGGGGACTTTATGATTAGCATGATTGCCTTGTTGCAGCAGTCGCCTTTCCCGATTGGTTGGGTGAAGATGGGGGGTGCTGGGATAGCCAGGGCGAGGAACAGCATGGCGAACACGTTCCTGGATGGGGATTTCACGCATCTGATGTTTATTGACTCTGACATTGCCTTTCATCCGCACGATGTATGGCGGCTTATTGAGCATAACGTGCCAATCATAGGGGGTATGTACTTCACGAAGGGCACGAAGAACATGATTTCGGCGGAGTTGAAGCCTGGGGCGGTGGCGAAGGACGGAAAGATCGAGGTGAACTGTGTGGGGACCGGGTTCCTGCTGCTGCAAAAGCATGGCGTTTTGGAGGCGATGATTGACGGTGGGCTGGCCAAGAAGTTCATTGAGGATCTGGATGAGGACCATGGGAAGGAGAAGTGGGGGTTTTTCATGGAGGGTGTGGTGGATGGCCGGTGGCTGAGTGAGGATTGGTATCTGCATGTGATGGCTAGGAAGCTGGGGTTCCAGATCTGGATGGATACGGTGAATGCAGTATGGCATTATGGGACTTTGCGGTTGCCTATCATGGAGTTAATAGAGAAGGACCGGCCTGAGAGCGGGGTTCCGGTGAAGCAGGACCCCAATTTCCAGCTCTGTAAAAATATATCTTGACTAATTGACTAAAGTATGATATAATGGACGGTAAGCTGGGAAACTGTCCATTCTATATAACATGAACGACGAAATCATTGAGGCGGCGAAGCAGGCGAAGGATTACACGCAGCAGATAGCGCCGCTTGAGGGGGATGGTCCGGACGTGAACACGTTGAGCAAGGCGTTTCGCAACACGGTGCGGGACTGTCAGAGCTATGCTGACCAGTGTCGGTTGAACTATGAGACGCGGTTTGCGGTCTGGGATGGGCAGTCGGATGACGGGAAGAAGCACTCGCGGGACAGGGAGAGCGGGGAAGTGCTGCCGTGGGATGGTGCAAGTGATTTGCGGGTGTACCTGACGGATAGGGCGATCAAGTTCAAGGTGGCGCAGGCTTGCACAGCGTATCGTCGTGGGAATCTGGTGGCGGTGCCCATCCATGGCAACGACAATGCGCGGGCGAAGGTGGTGAGCAACTTCATGCGGTGGCTGATGCATACGCAGATCGAGGACATTGACCGCGAGGTGGAGTTGACGGCGCAGTATGTGTTTGAGAAGGGTGCAGCGGTGACGGGGCAGTTCTGGGAAACGCGGCAGCACAAGAAGCTGGAGCGGATTCGCCTGGAGGATTTTGCCCAGCAGAACCCCGAGGTTGACATTTTGGCGCTATTGACCAACCCTGATAGCCGGGCGGCGCTGGTGGAGCAGACGGTGCAGACGTTGGGGGTATCGAAGCGTAGGGCCAAGGCGATGCTCAAGGAGCTGCAGGAGACGGGTGAGACGGCGGTAGAGCAGCCTGGCCGGGTAGTGAGTCGCCCGGTTATCCGCGCCTTCAACCTGGATGAGGACATCTTTATTCCGCCATGGGCAACGGACATCGAGGTGGCCCCGTACATCTTCCGGTGTCAGTATTACACGGCGGAGCAGTTGCGGGCTTTTGTGCAATCTGACGGCTGGGATGAGGAGTGGGTGGAGGCGGCGATTGCGAAGTTGAAGGGGCGTTTGATTAGCCAGCTTCCGACGCAGCACAGCCTGATGCCGATTAGCCGGAATTTCATCTATCGCTACCAGCATTACACGGACCTGATTGGGGTGGTGTATGCCTATCAGCGGTTGACGGACCCTGACACGGGGCTGACGGGTACGTATATTACGATCTTCAATCCGGACCTGGCACCCGACCATGAGCAGGACGGGTATGCGAAGTTCCAGTTGATGGAGTATGCGCATGGGGCGTATCCCTTCGTGCTGCATCGGCGGGAGTTCCTGAGCAGGCGTCTACATGACACCCGTGGCATTCCCGAGGAGGGTAAGCCCGCACAGGATCAGGTAAAGGCGCACAAGGATAGCCGGATTGACGCGGCCAGTCTTGGTGTGTTACCGCCGCTCTTGTACCCGTTGGGGCGTCCGCCGTCGCGGTGGGGCCCTGGGGCTAGGATTCCTGAGCGTAGGGCTGGTGAGTATCACTATGCCGACCAGCCTAAGCACGACGCCAACACGACGGAGAGCGAGGACAGGATTACGGACGACTTCAAGGACCAGTTTGGAATCCGCACTAAGGATGGAGATCCGGTGGTTCCGGCCATCCTGAACCAGTTTGAGACGGAGAAGTGGTTGTCGGGCTGGGTCAAGGTCTACCGGCAGGTTTGGAGCCTCTGGCAGCAGTATGGTGAAGATGAGGTGTACTTCCGGGTGGTGGGGCTGCACCGGAGCGACCCGACGCTGATGCAGAAGGGTGATCCGGCTGAGGAGTATCAGTTCTACTTGTCCTTCGACGTGCAGAGTGCGGACCCGGAGATCATGAACAACCGGGCAGAGCAGGTGGCCAAGATTGTGGCGACGGCGGATCGGTACGGCCAGGTGGACTATTCGGAGCTACTGCAGTGGATGCTGGAGAGCATTGACCCGCAGATTGCGGAGCGCATTGTGCTACCGAAGGAGCAGGCTGCGGAGAAGGCGGTTGAGGAGGAGCAGGAGGCTTGCAGCCAGATCTTTGCCGGGTTTGAGAAGGACATCAAGATTGGGGCCTCTCCTGAGATAGGGATGAGCGTGATTCAGAACTGGATGGCGGCTCCGGACGTGGCGGCTAGGTATGGCCAGGATGAGGTGTTCCGTGACCGGGTGGATAAGCGCATCCAACAGTATCAGTTCCAGGTGCAGCAGCGGGAGAACGCCCGCATTGGGAGGCTTGGCGCATGAAGACTGCAGAGCTAGAGCAGGCGATCATTCAGCTATCGGGCGACCCCCGGTTTCAGTTGTTTATTGAGCAGATCGAGGAGCAGAAGAACATGGCCCTGGCGGAGGCGGTGGCCAATGACAACATTGGGGATGGCCGGGTCGTGTCCGGATACTTGGGGGAGATTCGTGCATACCTTGACATCATAGCAGTTTACAAGGATGCGCAGCGCAAGCGGATGACCGCATTAGGCCAGGATGAAGATATATCTTGACAAGTTGACTAAAGTATGGTATAATATGTGGTGAAGGTGGAGAATGTCTCTCTACCAATGTTCTTTGTTAGGCAACGGTTCCTGGGTTGTCCATAACAGCCCTGTAGTTCATTGACCATAGTTCTTGGTTTACAACCATGAGTGAAGATACAACGGCGGATACTTCGCTACCGCCCACCAATAGCGATGCGACGAAAGCGGCCAGTGGCAACAAGTCTATCAGGCAGGCGGAGCAGATTCTCTTGCAGCAGTGGAAGGCACGGCAAGAGGCTGCAGATGCCCAACCTGGTGAAACCCCTCCCTCGGAGGCTGTTGCCAAGAAGGAGGAAACCCCTCCAACTGAACCGGCCAAGGAGGAAACCCCTCCCGCTGAGGAAGGTATTGATGGCGAACCGGAGGCGGAGAAGGCGGAATCGACCGATAAAACGGAAGAGTCAGCCGACGACGCTGGCGAGGATGTTCTTTCAAAGTTTGAGAGTTTGCCCGATGATGTGAAGGCGGCTCTGCGTTCTGAGCTGGAGGAGCGTCAGAAGCGCATCCAAGAGAAGATCGACAAGCGGATTGGCAAGGAGGTGGCCAAGAAGAAGCAACTGGAGGCGGCGTTGGAAGAGACGCGGCAGCAGTTGGAGCAGATGAAGGCGACCACTCCTGAGAAGGAGGTGGTGGTGGCCCAGCCCCCCAATCCAAATGATCCCCTGGCGGATGTCGTGGATGAAGCGGCCCTAAAGGCAAGGGTGCAGGAGGCGCGGGAGGCGAAGTGGTGGGCGGAGAGCCAACTTGACCGTGATGACCTGGAGGACAATCCTCCGGTGGTCAATGGCAAGCAGTTGACGAAGGCGGAGGTTAAGGCGATCATGCGCAATGCCGAGCGGCTGTTGGAGGTTCATGTGCCGACTCGCCAGGAATGGTTGAAGCAGGCGCAGGAGGCCAAGAGTGCCGCCCGTCAGCAGTTCAAGTGGTGGAATGACCCGTCCTCACCTGAGTACCAGTTGGCGAAGGCTGAGATGCGCAAGCGTCCCAACCTGGCCGCTAGTGCTGATGGTGAGCTAACCATTTCGTACTTGGTGGAGGGGATGATGTCGGCCAAGAAGGCGGCTGAACCGAAGAAGGCGAAGCCTGAGGTGAAAGCGAAGCCTGCGGCCAAGGCCCCTAGTGACCAGGCGGCTACAAGTGCCGTTGGGTCGTTTGTTAGCCGGGACTCAAGCGCCAAGTTGCAGGAGAAGGCGGAGGAGGCCAATCGGGCGGCGATCAAAGCGAAAGGGAATCTAAGTTACCGGGATGCGATCAAGCTATTGTATCGTAAACCCTGACTAAAATGGCTCAAGCAACTACCTATAATGTGGCGGGAATTCGTGAAGACCTCACTGACTTTCTGACCATCCTGGTTCCGGAGGATACTCCGAAACTGTCCATGCTCTCCAAGAGCGTGCGCCCCTCTGGTTACTACCAGGAGTGGCAGGTTGACACCCTGAACAATGTGTCGTTTAGCGGCGTGGTTGAAGGTGCGGACGTGTCCGCCTTTGACAATGCCTCTGTGAATCGTGCCCGTTTGGGCAACT